TAAATTAGAAGCTATCGGATTAAAAGCTGAGTCAACTGACCCTATTACTGGTAAATCACTAGGTTTACAAGATACTGACCCAATGCGTGCAGTAGTAAAACCAATGATAGGAGCTATATTTGCAGGAGCGGCGGCACTTCCGGGTGTAGCAATATCTTGGTTTTCACACGGAAGAGCACAACAAAAAGCCGCTACTGAAATGATAAAAGATATTGAGGATGGAACTTTTAGACAAGATAAAATGTATCTTAATTACTCTGGAAAACAATTGTTTACAAAAATGGCAACAACTTTTGCTGACCCGTATAGACAAATGAATACTATTTATGGTAAGGCAGGTGTTGATGGAAGTGCGATAAGAAACTTTTTTGATTATGCGGCTGATAATGATATGTTTGATAAGAAAACATTAAGAGATTTACAACAATACAGACCGGGTTTATTAGCTTCTACTTTATCAGCATATGATGCGGCACAAAAACAAAGACCAGATTTTACTTTTTATGCTAGTGAATTTAAAGATACTTTACCAGAAGGTTCTAAGTTATTTAGTGTAGGTAAAATTGGAGATGAAGTTATACAACAAAAATACCAAACACCTACTGGTGAAATTATTTCTACTGGTGTTCAGCAAGATGGTATTCAACAGCAACCACAACAAGCTAGTAGTAATAATCAAAGCAGTGCTAACCAAGGTGGCGGTGGAGATGTATTTATTGGTGGTAATCAGTATCAAGCATCAATAGATAAAAACGAAAGTTATTATAATGACTTTGCTAATTCTGGTTCTGAATTTGGCTATGGACTACAAGAAGGTGGCCCAGTTCCAGTTGGTAACACAGAAGTTGTTAATGAACCTAACAAAGATATGTCTGGCATAGCTGATGATGTTCCTAGACAATTACAAGAAGGTGATTTTGTTATTAATGCACCTGCTGTATCAATGGCAGGAAAAGGCGACATAATAAAAATGATTCAAAATGCTAGAGATAGTTTAAGAGCTAGGGGTATTCAACTAACAGGTAGAGAAGCAGGCGATATTGATGTTGATGTTAGCAACAAAGAAATAGTTATATCAAAAGCAGAAGCAGAAGAAATAGGGTATGATAGATTAGAAAAAATTAATAATAGAGGTAAAGAAAGAGTAAGAGAAATAGCAGAAGAGCAAGAACAGAAACAACAAATACAACAAAATCCTCAACCTCAAGGAATGATGAATGTTCAAAATGCTCAAGTGGGTGGTCAAATAGCATTAGATGAAAATAAAAATCAACCTATTGCTGTACCAAGAGAAACTTTTGCAGGACAAAGTTCTGTAGGAAGTAAATTATTATCTCCAATGTCTCCTCAAGCACAAGACGATGAAAAAGAGTTAAGTGACAGGTCACAAAGTTTTGAAGGGTTTATGAAACCTATTCAGATGCAAGAGGGTGATATGATAAGAGCAGATAGAAATAATAATCCACTTAATCTTGTTGCTAATAAAAATACAATGGGATTTTTTGGAGTAACTGGAGTTGATGACAAAGGAGACCAACCAGAAAATTATTTAATGTTTAATGACATAAATAATGGATTAAGAGCGGGTGCTTACGTTTTACGAAAACAATATAATGATAAAACTCCTAAAGAAATACTAACTACATTTAGTAGAACTGATAAAGATACATATACAAAGGCTATTGAAAAACAATTTGGTGACAATAAAATAAATACACAAGATGATAATACATTATTAAACTTAATGAAAGTAATGATTAATCAAGAGGGTAGTAAGCAAATGTTTACTGATGAACAAATAATAAATGCTATTAATGAAGCAAAAGTAGAAAAAACAAACTCTCAAAAATTACAATCTGGTGACAA